CAAAAACTGATATAATATCCCACCAACACCCTGCTATATTCCCTGAACAACTTGCAGGGGATCATATTCTATCATGGAGCAATCCCGGTGATATTGTTTTAGACCCCATGGTTGGTAGTGGGACAACCTGCAAGATGGCAGCATTGAACAATCGGAATTATATCGGTATTGATATTTCCGAAGAATACTGTGAAATTGCAAGGGAGCGAATTAAGACACATACCGCACAACTAAGATTAGACATGCTGGTGTAGTTCAACCTGGTAGAGCAACTGATTTGTAATCAGTAGGTTAAGGGTTCAAATCCCTTCGCCAGCTCCATTTAACGCCCTTCTTTGGGGCGTTTTTTGTTTGTAGGGAAAGTTGGTGTTGCTCATGGCAGAAGAAGAAAAAAAACCAAGAAAAGATCAATCCGTGGTTGGTGCTATTGGCATTTGTGAAGATTGTGGGGAAGCGTTTAATCAGTCGTGGAGAGAAACGGTTAAAAGTTTTTCGCAGTTTAAAACCTGCCCGTCATGTAGAGCAAAAAGAGCAGCTATAACAAAAGGACAGGAAGTAACAAGCACAGCCACGATCACGTATGAACCTCACCATGGACAAAGATTAATCCATGATAGCGGGGCAAAGTTCAAGCTAATTGCTGCAGGTTCCCGCTGGGGTAAGGACCGATGTTCTGCCATGGAGTTTATTTATAAGTTCGCTTATATGTTATCTGAAGATAGAGGCCCGGAATTGGTGCCAACCGTTCATGCCTGGATTATTGCCCCTATTATGAAGATGGCAAGGCAGGTTTGGAATGAACTGAAGGCTTACTTCCCTAAAGAATGGATTTTACTGATATGGGAAGGCGAACAGATGATTGAGACAAAGGGCGGCGGGCTGATAGAGATACGTTCCGCTGATGACCCCAATATGCTTGTCGGTGTTGGCCTTGACATGGTTTGGATTACTGAAGCAGCAAGGATACCAAGGCTTGATGAGGTTTGGACGAATATTGAAATGCGGCTAATGTCTCCCGGTAGAGGCCCTGGCGGGAATGGTGGGGTAGCAATCATAAATTCGACACCAACCGGGAATGCGTTTTATGAGACAATGTTCCGTTGGGGTCAAAAAGGCGACCCAATTTATGATAGGAGCTGGGAAAGCTGGCAGTTTTCAAGTTGGGATAACCCCTACCTTGCCAAGAAGGATAAGAAATATTTAGAAAGCGTCAAGAAACGTTTCCCGGACAGAATTTATCGCCAGGAAATTTTAGCCGAGTTCTTGGAAGATGGGAGCAGTGTTTTCCCCGGTGTTGATGATTGTGCTACCTATAATGGGTCGAGTGAGCCTGAACCGGGAGAGCAGTATGTTATCGGCTATGACCCGGCCAGAAGCATTGACTTTTCAGGTGTAGCTATACGTAACAGCAGGGGCGAATGTGTGAGGGTCCTGCAATGGACAGGCAAGCCGTGGACAAGGCAGATGGATGAGATAGCTTACCTATCCAACCATTACAACTATGCCACGGTTGTTATTGATAGGACGGGTATAGGTGATGCCCTGCCGGAAGCGTTGATTCAAAGGGGCATTGATGTAGAGCCTATTTATATCAACAATCCGGAAAAGGAAAGGATGGTTAATCACCTTGCTATGCTGATTGAGCAAAAGCTGATTAGTTATCCGAATTTCCCTGCGCTGATAGCTGAATTGAAAGATTACAGATATACGTTTACCAAGGCGGGGAATATACAGTTTTCGGCGTCAAGTTCGCGTAGACATGATGACCTTGTTACCGCACTTGCACTGACATATAAAAATTACAACATACCTGATCTTGTAATTCCCTTTGTTGGCTTGTTTGATAGTGTTCAAACAAACAAGCCTTCGTATGCGGTGAAAGCAAAATGAGATGTATCAAAGAGAAATGTAAATATGCCAAAGGGCATTTATTTTATAGAAGTTATTTGACTTGCGTTTTGGATGGATTGAGTTTTAGTAAAGACAGGGAACGCAGGTGTAGGATTGATAAACACATTCAAGATTTGAATGATAGGATTATTGAATTGGAAAAATATAGGGGTTTTATAGCAAATAATAGTAAAAACGGTAATCCAACCGTGGGATAGGGTACGCGACCCGAAAAGCGGAAGTCCTACCGCCTGCCCACGGTTTTATTTTAAGGGCAAATAACACAAAAGGACGGTGTTTAAAATTAGTGAAAAAGATCTAAAGGTGGCTGTTATTAGGCAGGAGTTATTAGAATTAACAGGGGATTACAGGCAAGCAATTATTCTTAACCAGTTTATATATTGGACACCAAGAATTAGGGATCACGATTTATTTCTGGAAGAAGAACATGCAAGATCACAAAATATGGAAATAGAATTTAGAAATGGCTGGATATACAAAACAGCAAAAGAATTAGCAGATGAAACTATGCTGGGTTTATCCCCTTCCAATATCAGGAGACACACAATTAAGCTAGTAGAGAATGGTTGGTTACAAGAAAGAAATAATCCTAAATATAAATGGGATAAAACACTACAGTATAGGCTTGATACTGTAAAGTTAAAAAAAGATTTATTTAGGTTGGGCTATGTAGTCAACATTGATAGAAAATATGCAGTTTCTAAAATAGAAAATGGAGAAACTAAAATAGAAACCCATGACAAACAAAATAGAAATGCTATACCAGAGACTACTATAGAGATTACTTCAAAGACTACTTTAAAAGATATAAGGGTGTTGCCGGGAGCAACACGTAACTCCCCTATTTCTTATGATGAGTATAATTTTACATCTGCCGACAAGAAAGAAATAGTTGCCTATTATATAAAAACATACAGCAACTATATGAATAAGCAACACCCAAAACTGAAACCTTCGCAATGGAAACGTGTTGATAGTGGGCTTGAAAGTATTTATAACAAGGAGATCGATGTTAGTTTTGACTCACCAGAAGTTGACGAATGGAAACAAATGATAGATAAGCACTTTGAAACAGAATATGCAGATTGTGACTATAACATTCTCCACTTTATTACTGATGGGGTAAAAATAAAAAGAATGTATGAAACTATTTACTAACAGGTTTCCCATTTTGCAGCGGATATAAAAGCCTTTGGGTTACGCCTCCGGCCTGAGGGCTTTTCTGCTGCAATTTAATTTTAGGGGGCGAAAAAATATAGGAGGCGACTATATGAGAATAGCTGTACTAACTTCTCTATTCTATCAAGAGACAAAGGAGATACAAGGCAGGGATAGGATAATATGGGGGGGCGCGGAAAGATACTTGATAGATTTATGCAAACTTCTCCAAAGTATGGGGCATGAGTGCGCTGTTTACCAATCCCTCAACCAGACCGGCAATGACGGCAGAAGGGTTCCCTCAAGAAATATTGAGAAAGATTTTCAAGGAATTCCCGTCATTTGCCTTGCCGATACCGATGACGCATGGAGCTATAGCACTAATCCTAAACTGAACATGGTTTTTAATGAAATAGCAATTCATTATGATTTGGTTGTCTTTTTTGCAACTTTCTTAGCATGGCCCCATGCACCGGTGAACTCAATCTCTATTTCACATGGCATATTTTGGGATTACCAACACCATTTTATTGGCAATTGCAAACCAGAAGATAAGGCAGAATTTATGCGCCGTCAAATGTATGGCTTTACTGCTCCTGATGTTTGCGTTGCGGTAGATTCTAATGTAAGGAAAGTTATTGCCTCTATTGAACCGGGTGCAGAACGAAGGATAAGTATTGTCTATAATTTTGTGGACACGAAAGCGTTTACCCCGGCTAAAAAAACATGGGAAGGGATCAATGTTCTTTACCCCCGGAGACTGACAACTTTAAGAGGTTGTAACGATTTTATCAAGGCAAGTCAAGATTATCCCGATTATCAATACCTTGCAGTTGGACAAGCCGGTGATGAAACGTTAGAACAAAATACTGCTGACTGGGGCGAAAGCACGAAGAATATTAGGTTTACATGGAAACCGATGGAAGAAATGCCGAAGGTTTACCAACAAGCTGATATAGCGGTGGTGCCAACAAGGGCTTGCGAGGGCCTCTCACTGTCTCTCTTGGAGGCCATGTCCTGTGGTTTACCTGTCATTACTACCCCTGTAGGTGGTTTGGGCGATGCTGTTATTCCTAACTACAATGCCTTACTTTATGAACCTAATCATGGTGGCCTGGGCGAATGTATAGACTTGCTTGCCAAGAATCCTGACATTAGGGAAAAATTCGGCAAGCGTAACCGGCAGATAGTGGAAGAATGTTTTGATATTGAGATTTGGCGGGAACGGTGGAAACAAATAATTAAGGGGTTTGGGGGCTAAAACCACGATGTTTAAAATTCGTATAGGCAGTAAAGTAAAAATAGTTGGCGATCACCCACATTCAGGGGAATACGGGACAGCCGAAAGCGTTGAAAAAACCCTTGCAGGGCCGGGCATTAAAATTAGGTTAGAAAACGGCGAAGGTTGCTTTGTG